TCCTTTCATAAAGGTATATGCCTCAATTAAAGAACCATAAAGAAGTGCTATTTCTGCATTTATACTTAGCCAAGTTGTACCACCATCTGCTCCTGCTGTTAAACTAGCAGGACGATAAAAATAGTGAAGTTCTCCAGTATAAGTAGTACTAGGAGTAGGAGCTAATAAAAAATTACTAACATCAAAAACAGCATAATACTTTGGAACCCCCGTAGTAGTCGTATCTGGTGTATAAGTTTGCAAAAAACTAACGTCTTTAAATTGAATAAAAACTTTGTCTCCATCGGATCCAGTAAAACTTAAAGAATAAGGAGCTAGAAAATCAGAAGGACAAGCATAATATTGATTATTCGCTGTAGCATTCGCTGTAGCATTTTTTCTAAAAAGATTTAGTTGAACACTTTTTAAAATTCTTTCTTCAGCTAATCTAATAAACGTAGGAAGATTTGTAACAAAAGTAGTCTCTGTGTTTTCAGTATAATCTTGAATAGCTGTTTTTAATTGTGTGTATGTGAAACTCATGGTGTATTTGCTTGACCTCCCATGCCACTGTGATTTGTACAATAGTAATACAATGTTGGCGCACTACTGGCAACTGTAATTTGAGTGTAAGCTCCTGAAGAACCAGGTGTTCCATTTGTTGTCACTCCTGTTGTATACTCACTACCCCCGCCATGTGTTCCATCTGAAGTAGTAGAAAAACGAATAGGATGACCACCATTAGTAGAGTCAGATTGATCAAAACGATAAGTAGTTCCTTCAGATAAATTTAATGTTGGAGTTAACTGTCCATCTATATAGTATTTATTTCCACCACCATATGTTCCCACAGTTACAGCATATATAGTAAGATTTGTAGTAACAGAGGTATTACCAACACTTAAAGTAGCTCCTACACCACTTACAGAAGTTTCAGTAGCTCCAATGTTTATCGTTACAGTACCTATTGATGTTGTTGCACCACTACCAGCAACTGTTACATTACTAGCATTATTAGTAAGTGTTTCTACTGAAACATTTCCTCCTCCCCCTCTTGAGTTTGCTATAGTAGATTTTTGAAGATACTTTTTATAAGAGCTAAAATTGTTAAACATATATACATTCATGGTATCTTGAATGTATTGAATTTGAGCAGAATCACTATTTGTTCCACTATTCCACTTAAGATAAGCTAAAGAATCTCTAACAGAAAGATTATTATCTCCTGTTATATCTCCCAAAGGTCTTCCACTAATCGCTTCATTATTTTGAAACAATGTCATTTGATTATCTGTATTTATTGAAACAGAAGCTGCAAGGATACCAACGCTTACCATATTATCGTATTGAGTGGTAGCTGTATTAACTGTGGCTTCTGTTACTGCCTGTACTGTAATAGTATACTCATCAGTTGAAGTAACAGTAATTACAAAACCCTCATTTCTATTTAAAGTATTTGCAAAAAAATCTTGAAACGATTGAGCATTTGAAAATCTAACTCTATCACCAGATGTTCTACCATGCCCGGGTTCAATAACTGTTAAAACATTAGAGTCTACAGAAGAAGCAAAGAATGGATCAAACTCTAATAAAATTTTGCTTTCTTCTTCAGAAATCTCTGGTCTTGCGTTTCTTAAAGCTTGAGGATCTATTACTTTTTTTCTTGTAAAAAGTTGAGGATGTTTTGGCTCAAACTCATCTGGTCCAACCAACAAACCATTCCATTCCTTTTTCATATCTTTTAGTCGATATCTAAACCCAGACCTATCAGATATGCCATATGCTTTATTTCCTGTTGCAAATTTAACCAACTCTATAAAACCCCAAATCTGGACTTATTGTTGTAGACGACCTATCTCTATCTTCTACAGCGGCTCTTTGAAATTCTTCTTCATATACAGACTTTAGTAATTGAACTCTTTCTGGAGATCTTTTTATAGCTATATAGTACGCTAATCCTGCCGCCAAACATGGATAAAATCTAAAAGGTACTTCTAAAGTATTTGTATACGTATCTGCATCATTCATTCTTGTTAAAGCATCATAGTAAATAACGTCTGTACTATTTTCTGGAACAGGCCAAAGTTTTAAATTAGGTGTTAATTGTCTATCTAAAAAAAACTGGCTAGGTCTTCCTGTAGTAGCTTTATTTGGAATAGAGAGATAAGCATCTCTACTTATTCTATCTAAAGAATAGTAAGTTCCATCTCTTAAAATTGACAAAGAAAGAATATCTATAATGTCAGTTAATAGTGAGTATTCTGATGTACCAGAAGTTAGAGATTGAGTCCTTTGAGAAATAGTCCACTGGTTCAATCCTCTGTTAGACCAATCAAGTAACATAAGATTCAAAGACCTTTTAGCTGTTTTTAAATCGTACCCTGTTCTAACAGTTAAACCACAACGTTCAAACGCTTCTTCAATATATTCTGTTACATTAAGTTCAAAGTCTGTGCTTCCAGAAAGAGTCATTTTATTTTTCCAAATTTGAAATTTGTATGTTTGATCTTTTTATAAAATCTTCCCATAAAGGTCTAATCATTTCATGATTAGCGTTAACTTGAATAGCCATCACCTCTGTTCTTTTATCAACAGAAATTAAAGTAGCGACTATCCAAGCAATCGCACCAAAACTACATGAAACCGTTAAACCTATTATGATTTCCCTAGTCATTAGCCAAAGAAACCTGTAATAGAGTCGATATTCGTTAGTGTTACATGGCACTCATCATCAAAAATCATTCCATGATCAGGAATGGTTATTTGATTATCATCTGATTGATGAAATACCATAGACAACAGTGTACTACCACCACTTCCATTTTTAAACACAACAGCAGGAGAGCCACTAGCTTCTGTTTTTACGTAAAAAGCTTTTAGTCTTGTTCTCCCACCTTGAAGTGTTCCCGTTGCAGTAGCTGTCTTAGCAAATATTGAAGCAGCCATAGTTACCTCCTATTAAGATGCTACGTCATAGCCGGTAATTGTAATAAGTATTCTACCCGCAGTATAATCGGCATCTGTTGCTGAACCTGCAACTAGGTAAAGATATTGATCTGCTGCAATATCGCCACCAGCGACCAAAGTACCTGCTGCCAAATCACCTGAGTCAATAATCTGAGTTTCAGTTAAACCAGAAATAGCAGTACCTTCCACTCCTGTTGCGTCAGTAGCTGAATACAAATCGATATCTGGATCACCACCTGCTGGAGTTTCAAGGCATTGCATGGTTACGCCAAAGACTACCCCTTGATTAGCAGTAGTAACTCGACCAATATAAGCAATACCATCACCATCTTTACCAATGATGGCATCAGCCGTAGTTGAACGCAAACCAGTAAGATCTATCAAAATTTTAGTTTCTACTATATTAACGTTTGTACTTACGTCACTCTTTAATCTATTAACTTGAGTTATATAAACAGCAGCTGTGCCTTCTATCCCAGCACCAGTTATTGCCTCTGTACCCATCTTATTGCCACTTGTTACAGTTATTGTACCTGTAGTGGCATTTTTAGATATCATTTGAAACCCGTTTTCTGAACGGACGGGACCGCTAAAAGTTGTTGTACCCATTATAAACTCCTCTGTCTTTTATGTCAGTTACCTCATGTAACTGTCAGGGATAAAAAAAGTATATACTATTCCTTAAAAAAAAGAAAGGGGCGAATAAACGCCCCTTAGTTATTTAGGAGGATGTGCGATTACGCACCGGGTGAACCAAAAACACATCTTGGATCTGAAAAACCAAAAGAATATCTTTCTCTGGCTTTATATCTCATGTTTCCAGTATCAAAATCTGCCTCCATTTGAGTAGCTAAAGGCACTCTTTCAAAATGTAGAAACCCTCTAGGAGCATCTGTCATAATGAAGAAAGCATCTGAATCTGTTAAGAAATCATTAACAGCATAGCCATCAGGAAGCATACCCATAGACCTAAGTGCATTTGTATCGTTGTCAGCAGTACCTACTCTTAAGTTAGATACCATTAATCTTTCAGCGATAAACTGCAATTGTCTTGGTATTATTAGTTTAGTACCTCTAAGAGCTACTTTTAAACCACGCTCATCTACAAAACCAGCAATACTAATAAGAGCGTCTTCGAGAGAAGTTTCGTTCAAATCAGCAGCAGTGCTTGGTTCATTTGCAAATGTGCTTCCATTTGTTAATGGATGGTTTGTAGCACATAAAGCTACGCCATCACCACCAGCAGTTGCACCAGCGGTAAAAGCATTATTAAGCACAGCAGCAGCTTTAACCTGCTTTGTATGTGCCATAGATCTAGCAAGCGCACGAGTGTATCTTGAAGATAATCTATCATAAAGATTGTCTTCCACTGCTTCTTCAGTAATTGAAAAAGCAAGTGCGATAGTCTCGTGATTATATCTTGCTGTGTAAGCTTCAGTAGCATCATCAAAATTAATTGAGGATCCTTCTGATTTAGTTGGAGCTGCACCAAACCCGCTTAACATTACTTCTTCTTCAAAAGAACGATCTGATGATTCAGTAGTAAATATTTCTGCGTGCTGGTTTTCGTACCTGTCATATTCCATGCCGAAAAGGGCATTAAGACCAGGTTCTAGTTCCTTTGCAAGTTGCGCTCTGGATATAGCCATGTCTTAACCTCCTTATACACCAGTGGTTGAAACTGTACCACCAGCAATCGCACCATTTGGTGAATTAAAGTGATTGTTCAACCTAACAATTACAGGAATACCAGCTGCAGTAAAATCAGCGTTTTCTGGGTCTTCTTGCCAACCCATAATACGTAGATTTAAATTATTTGTGGTAGCAATAGTGCTAACAGCTAACGCAGCTGAAGACATTCCAGTTGTTGTTGAACCAGATGTTCCAGATGAAAAGTTAGCATTAGCAAAAACGTGACCACGAGTTGTTGCTTTGCTGGTTAACGAAGCGTCTGATGATATTACAAATAGTTGCATTGGATCATCATACACGATAGCCTTTACTGGATGATTTGAATCTGCTCCAGATCCAGGCCAATAGTTTGAAAATGTAAGTTCACCAGTTACAGATGAAACATATTCACAACCGTAAAACACTCCTACTAGACCAACTGTACCACCTGCTGCTGCACCGACTATATCAATAAAACCAGTGCTTAGAGGTATTACAGGAGAGCCTTGATAGATAACATTCGAGTTGTTACTAGCAATCTCATACTGTGTGTATCCAGATGAACCTGTAGAATTAGAATTAGACCCCATTTTCGCTATAGGTCTAAGTCCGAAAGCACCACTAGCATTTGCCATTGGATAACTCCTTTTCTTCTATGGTTTACATTTATTCGGAGTCACGACCTCGCCCTCCGAAAGTTACACGACTTTGCCTACTGTTCTCAATAGGCATTGAAGGATGCTGTTCCTTCATTAAGTCCTGGTCAACAGCTTTCATCTGGTCACGGGTACGATCCCGATAATATGCGTTTCTTTCGTGTGCTGTTTCTTCAGGTATTCTTGCAAGCATTAGGCCACCTGTTCCAATCACCCCTGCGTGTTTCCCATCTTCGATGGTAGCAAAGTCATGATTTGGATACTCTTCAGATCTAACGGGTTCCCAACCTTCACGCAATTTTGCATGAACATTCATGTTATCGTCATCTCCTCTTAATTGAGTTCTTATCCATCTATGTCTATACCCATCTTTAGGTGCAGGAGCATCTAATCTATTGGGAGGTGTCCAAGGTTTTCTTCTAGAGGTTTTTTCTCTAGTTTGTGTTGACCTGTCTGTTCTATCTGCCATGTTCCTCAATCCTTTACATATTTTGCATATTCTTCAAGAGGAACACCAAGTTTTTTCGCTATAGCAATTTGCGAAGGAGATAACTTGACGGTCCTGCGCCCGGATTTATTTGTGCGAGATGCAGAAGTATCAGCCGAAGCGACTCTGGTACTTCCCCCGTTTTTACGACCTGAATTAAACTTGTGTGGAAATTCAGTTCGAATTCTTGAATCAACTTCAGTATAGTACTCATCGCTCTGCGGGTCAAACCCTTCTTCTTCAACTAATTTACGATGAATACCAAAAGCTGCATATGTCATAACCTCATCTTGACCAAACCATTCATTTTTTTCTGCCCATTTTTCTGCTTTTGGATCAGGTCTACGTTGTTGTTGTGGTTGTTGTACTTGTTGTACTTGTTGTGGTTGTTGTACTTGAACTTTGTTTTGTTCTTGTCTTTGTTTGGCTAATCTGTATCTTTCTTGCTCTATAGATATTTTAGATAAAGCTTCTTGTGCCTTAAACATTTTATCTACATCACCTGCTTCATGAGCTTCCTTATAAAGTTGTTTTGCTGTAGATAATTGAGAATCTAATCTAGTTCCATACTCATTTAAGTAGCCTGTATCTAGATTATTTAATCTTTGTTTTAAATGTTCATTTTCATTTTTTACAGTTTCCGCAAACCGTATTGCCTCATCTTTATTTCTCTCTTCTGTTCTATACTTTTCAGTAAGATTTTTTATCCTTTTTTGAACTCTTTTACTATAATCGTCTAGTTCTTCTTCCGATTCTGCTTTTTCTTCTGAAACCACCACTTCAGTTTCAGAGGAATCATTATTTGTTGTATTGCCATCCATCTTAGAAGGACTTTCCAACTTAACTTCAACTTCTTGTCCTCCCTCTTCTGTTTTTTCTACTTTTTCTACTTTTTCTTCTGCCATCGTATACCTCAAACGTGCTTAATATCATCTGGTTCAAGAATAGTTGCAATCACTTCATCATCATTTATGATGCGAACCTCTCCACCATCTATTCTAAATCTAGATCCTGCATATCTACCTATACAAACCCATTCACCCTCTTTACACCAAGGTTTAGGCGTATCTCCAAATTTACTTGGATCTTGATAAGCTAATGGACCAATTTTTAACACATAAGCCACAACAGTTGCTAGAGCTTCTCTTTCTCTAACATGATCTGGTATGTGTAATCCTTTTTCTGTAGTAGCTTTCCCTTGATAAGGCATAACAAGAATTCTCCACCCCGTAGGTTGTGGGAGCCTTTCAAGTAAAGGTTTCTCTAATAAAGTAGGATCTAAAACTTTTTTATTGGGATCTATGTAAGCATTGTTTAAGTCAGACGACTTAGACTTTTGTTCTTTTACTTTTTGCGCTACATGATCAGGAACGTAAAGTGTCTTCGTCATAGTCAGCGTTTCTCTCCAGCAAGGACTTAATTTCTTCTTTAGCAAAAGAGAGTCCTTGTGCCTCTCCTACTAAATGGCGATACTGCTCGTAGTTTTGTACGCCACCACTTATTAACAACGTAGAAATGTCTTGTTCTCGCTGTTCTATCTTCTTATATAATGCTTTTGAAAAAATTACAACATCCATTTTTAACAATTCCACGCTCTTAACGATTTATTTATTCTACTGTTTGGATCTCTTCTTGTTTTTGCACTAGTTAATTTCTTCTTCATACCTTTCATTCTTGCACAAAAAGATTTTCTTCGGGCAGCATCTTTTTTAGTTTTTGGTTTTGGAGCAGGTGGTTTTAACTTACCTCCAGTAGCTCTATTATAAGAAGCTCTACCTTTGGCATTCAATCCACCTTTAGGGTTTTTTCCTTCTTTTCTAGTCCATGCAGGACTTTTCTTTTTTCTAGGCATTTATCCTATATGCGGTTTTTGATTTGTTTTAACCATAACCGCACCTCCGTTTTTAAAACCTGTATTTGAATAGCCCATCTTTCTAACGACTTCTGGCTTTTCTTTAGCTAGTTTTGCTAATCCGGGATTATCTTTTGGATTTATTTTTTTCATTTTTTATTCTCCTTTTCTGCATATAAATTATCAAAAGTTATTGTTGGATCAAGATAACTATTATGAATCTCTGCAGCGTGAAGATGTTGACTTGGTTTAAAATCTGGCGCACCTTCCCCTGTTTGCCATAAGGCAGGACTTGTGGCTCTAACTCTGTTATTAGGTAAGGCTACAATATTTCCTGTCCACTCTCCTGCATCTGTTAATTGCAACACATGACTTTGCTTATGTTGTGCAGGATCATCTGCGATATGACTTTCAGTGTAATCTACAGTAAAAAGATATTTTCCTTGATAAAACTCGCCATCAATTTTACAAAACCAAGGAGAAGAACTCACTCTTTCCATATTAATAACAGAATGATTATGAGAACTACAATCCCAAGGTTGAACTAAATGTGTTTCCATCATAGTAGGCCATTCTTGTAAAGGAATATCCGCAACTAAAGCTGTAATTGGCATTCTTGCCCACATTGCTCCTCCGTGTATTGTATCTTCTGGGTCTCCATCTGGTTCACATCCTGTGAAAACAATTTGAAAACTTAAGCATCTATCAGGTATTGTATTAACAGCAATTGCTAAACCATGAAGAAATTCTCCATGATATCTTTGATGATTACACGTAAACTCTTTTCGCACCCAACACTTAAAGTGTGGAATGTTACTTATTAAATACGACATTAAGCTTTAGATACTCTATATCCCATTTTTTTAGCCATAGCTCTAAGTTGCGCCACCGTCATTTTTTTAGCACCACCTGCACTACCACCTTTAGTCATAACTCTACCGCCATTGCGATAACCTTTAGTCATAACTTTACCACCATTACGCATACCCTTGGTCATAACTTTACCACCATTACGCATACCTTTTGTTTTCATTCTTCCCATCATGCTTTTTTTCTCCTTCTTACTGATTTTACTCTTCTGGGTTTTCCTGCCGGTTGTCCAAGTCTATTTTTTTGTTGGATTCTAGATCTTTTTTCGCTTGCTGTAAGTTCTTTTGTTGTTTTGGGAGTTTTAGAACTGATTCTCTTAGAGGGGCGACAATATGGAGTACCCCGTTTTTCACCCTTGCTACGGCCACACGCCTTCCCCGTTTTGACATCTTTCCAATCTTCCTTAAACCAACGTTTTAACGCTAATCCTTCTTTTGTTTTACGAACCATTAAAAGATCCTCGTTGACTTCCTTTTATTTTCTTGTACATCTCCACAACCCGCAGCAATAAAAGCACCGTCTTTAAAATTTTTTGTAGGTAGTCTTTTTGGACTATCTATGGCAGATATAATACCTCCATTTGCTTTTTTTACTGTTTTCTTTTTTTTCTTTTTTTTACCACCAGTACCATAGTTAGCTGCACCTACTTTTCGACATTTAGCTATCGCACCACTAGCGTAAGCTGAAGGAAAAACTCTATATCTAGCTTTTACTTTATGATAACAAGCGTCTTTTGGCATTATTTTTTACCTCCAAAGAATTTAGTTGCAGACCTAATTCCAAATGAAGCAGCGATTACCACTCCAAAACTATACGTATACCATCTAGGAGCCTGTTCAAGTGCTTGAAACCCAGCAAAAGCCATCTCTCTTGTAGTATCTGAAATGAAACACAACAAAAAGGGTATACTTAACAAAATTGTTAACCACTCGTCTTTCCAACTCGATTGAGTAGCTCTAATTGCTTCTAAATCCCAATCAATTTCACCAGTAAGTTGTTTTTTTTGTATTTCTGCTTTGATTTTTTGCGTTTGAACCTTACCATCTACATAAGATGAAGCTAAAGAACCTATAGATTTAACAATACTTAAAATCATTTTTTAACTCTTCTTACGTGTTTCTTTTTGTATCTTGTTCTTTGATCTTTCTCAATTTTTCCTAAAGCTTTAGCTTGCTTTGCATGAGTTTTAGAGGCTTTTTTAAGTCCTCCAATTATTTTTTTCAAAGGTTTTGTATAATGAGGCATTATTCAAACATTTCTCTAATTTTTGTAGCACTATCTTTTTTAGTTGCTTTTTTATTTCTATCATATCTTTTTTTAGATTCAACCACTTGCGGCGATTTTCTTTTTTGAAGCATTTCTCTTGCTACAGGATTTATTTTTTTAACTCCATAAAGCTTCATTCTTCAAACATTTTCCTAAGTTCCTGTATTTTTGCGTCAAGGCTATCCGCACCTTCTTTAGCATTACCATCTTCATCATACTCTTCCCGTTCAACACGTTCCATTTCTTCAAATATTATCTCTTTACTCACGCTCATGTTTTACTCCTCTTTTTGCTAGTTGATTAAATCCAATAAAAGACCCGATTATTCCCATGTTTGATAATATCCAAATTTCTGCAATCCCACTCAAATGATCAATTCGGTCGATAGGTATAATGGGGGTCATTAGTACAACAATAAAAACTGTAACTGTCATTGCAGAAAACCAGACAAGCCAACGTTGTTGGTCTTCTTTCTTATCACGATTCTCAAGAAGAATCATACGCTCTTTTATTTCTAATTCTTTATCGGAAACAATATCATCACCATTAGTATCGGCTTTTTCCCAAACACTACCTTTTTGTAATTTCTTTTGTGTCATTTATGAAAATTCCATCCTGGTTCGATAAAAAAAGTTTCTACCCATGCTACCAAAATGATAAGTAAAAGTATAGCTAATTTTATAATTCCATGTCTATTTTTCATAAAAACGACCATAAAATATAAATGGCTCCAAAAGAAACTCCAAGAACAATTAAAAAAATAAAACCCAGAGATACCATTTCTATAAGTTCTTCTTGTTGCTGTTTTTTTGCTCTAATTCTTTCTTTTTCTATTTCTTTTAATTCATCGATGCGTTTTTTTCTTTCTGAAAGAATCCCCGCCCAAGTTCCATGACCGAATCTTTGATCTACCAAAACAGAAACATTATATAATTCCTCTGCAGCTAATTTAGCATCTAAAACTTCTGTTGCTACACTTGAAATGCTTAGTCTATTTTTACTAAATCTTTTTTTTTGAACTTCTTTTTCTGCATCAAGAAGATTGTCTATTTGTCCAGCTATTTCTGAAATATCTTTACACGTATCAATATTTGATTTAATGAAATCTACACTAGATTTCACCAATGCAATACCAGCAACGATTTCACCAAAAACCATTTTAAATACCAAAAATTTAAAATTTTAAGAAAAGCGTGGGTTATCCACGTTTTTGCATAGCTTCCCTTTGAACAGCTATTCGTTCTCTGTTCACATCTGCCCTATCTTCAGCTATGTCTTCTTGCAGCTCCATTCTTGCAGCATCTGTTACAGCTTGCTGTTGAACTCTCGCACGTTCTAAATCTAATCTTTCTTGATCACTCATGGCTCTTCTTTGCGACTCTGCAGCTTTAATTTGTAACTCCTGCTTTCTTATTTCAACAAGAGGGTCTTGCTGACCTTGAGGTGGCGAAATACTTGCCATTAATTCTTGAATAAGTTGTGCTTGTATTTGTGCAACTCTATTTTCCATTTGTTCTGGACTAAGCATTTGTGCTTGTTGCATTTGTTGTTGTGCCATCATGGGATCCATGGCTCCTGTTTGGGCAAGCATTTGTGCTTGTTGTGCTTGCATCTGCAACTCTTGCATTTCCATTTGTGCCATCATTCTAGCTTTAAAAGAAAGATGCTCAAAAATATGAGAATAAAATACACTTAATGCAGGAGGAGATGTTTGAACAAGAGTAGATTGCATAACAGCCACATGAGAGGCAATATGAGAATCATGATCTTGTGGGGGAAAAACTTGAGCTTTTTTACCTTGTAAAATCATAGCATTTTCAATACTAGGATCCATTGGTTGTGGTTGTGGCTCTGGCGGTAATATTTGTTCAATATTTTGAACTTCTAACGCTTGATACATTCTCTGGTACGCCGCATGAAGATTATGCAGTTGTGGATTAGACTGAGCGAGTTGGAGTTGGGTTTGAGCTAAAGTGACTCGCTGAGCCATGGAGAAAATATTAGGGTCAGAAACAGGCAAAATATCGACCCTGCCATCAAAATCCTGCATTTTTACTTCCGCAGACGCACCAGAAACCTCGTAAGGATAGATAGGAGGGAGATTTTCAGAAAATATCCTTGCGAGTAACCTAAATTCTGTTTTTTGAGAATAATGAAGCCTTTTATGAATGGCAGACATAACTTTCATACCACGTTCAAGTAATGCAACTGTCGTGCCAACAGGCATTTCTTGATTCATATTACTTATTTGTTGATCTGCTATTGATACAAACCTTCTTCCACCTTCTATTAAAGATCCAAGTAATTGAGCTAACGTTCCAGATGGTTCTTTAAAAGGTAATGGTATAATAGAATCTCTAATACTACCTCCAGGAGCGTCAATATCCCTAAATTCACCCGGAGAAAGTGGTTCATCATCGTTTCTTATACGAATTCCTCTAGCTTTAAAGCCAGAAGGCAGATTTGCAAGCGTTCCTGCATCAATTAATTGCCTCAAAATACTCGTAGCTGCTCTTCCTAGACCACCGATCATATGAATAAGACCAAAACCATAAAAACCAAGCCCGGGGAGGAACTTATAATGAACAAAATACTGTCTTTTTCTTTTAGTAGGGTCATTTTGATCATAATTTCTAATAATTGAAAGAATTTTACCTGAACCATGATCAATAGTTACAATATAAGGTAATTTTATGCCTGTTGGTTGACCATCTGCACCTAAATCTTCAAAACCTTCTATGTCTAAATCAGCATGAATCTCTAAAATAGAGTACATATCATCAGAATAACTCTTTGAAACCCCCTCTATTTCGTTTATTTTATCTTTTACAGGGTCTTCTTCTAGCTCTGAAGAAGAAATATCAACATCTTTAAAAATTCCTGCTACCTGTAACTTGCGTACTTCGTTTTCATCCATGCGAAGAACATGAGTAACTCTTGGTGAAGTAGCTAAATCAGTGGCAGAATAAGGAATAATCAAATCCTCTGATGGTACAAACTTAGAAACTGCTCTGTTTTTTGTTGCATCAAAGTAAACTTTTTTAAAAGTAGAACCAGATAAAGGTAAATAAAAAAGCATTTGATCTGTATCAGGATCAAATTCTTCCATAATCTCTGTAATTTGATAATTCATGAATTCTTTGACTCTGGTAGCTTGATCTTGCTTTTCTCTAGTCTCCATTCCTAAAACTTTTGTTCTAACTGGACCACCAGCAGGTAACATTTCTTTATAGGCTTGCGCTTGAAATTGAGTTACTGATTCAGAAATCAAAGGATGTGTTACACCTGATGCACCTTGAAAAGGTTCCGTTCTTTCTTGATATTTTATTCCGAGTAAATCTAATCCCTTTGTATAAGTCTCTCTCCATTCAGCACTAGATTCTAAATCATCTTCATATTTTCCTCTTAAATCAGAAGAAATCTCTCCTAAAGTTGCTTCATCTAAAATTTCAGCTAAATTAGCATCATGATTATATTGTTCAGTTGCTACTTCTACAGGCCCTTGACCCATCATTCCTTGTAAAGCTTGAACAATGGCTCCTCCTTGCCCATCATCAATGACTTCCGCACCCCCTTCAAAATTTAAAGGTTGAGGAACTTCGACCTCCACTTCAGGAGTTTCTATTTCGGGGGAACCTCCTTGCATAAAACCAGAATCAATATTTACCATTTTAAATTCCTTTATCTAAACATTTTCGCAAGAGGAATATTTTCCGAAGGAGGAGCAGCCATTGTTACCTCTTCTCTTTTTGGAACAGGAAGAAGAGTTGGTGGTGGTCTTCCAATATCAGGATTGTATTGAGGAGCATCTTGTTTCCGTATGGACTTATCACCTGGAAATGAGTTTATATTAAAAGGATCAAATAGAGGATCATCTGTAGGTGGAAAAGATATTGGAAACGGCATATAACTTGAAAAACCAAGTTCATCTCTAGAATTTGTTTTTAAAAACTCATCATATGCTGTGCCTTCTCCTCTTGTGTTATCAAAAAATCTTCCATCCGCAGCTGTATAAGGTTGTACAGCACTTGTATAAACTTTTCCTTCTGTACCCTTTATAAAATCTTTATAAATGTCAGATTGCTTAAACGGATCATTAGAATCTGTTCCATTTCCAAGAGGAAGACCTGTCCCAAGACTACCAATACCTTTAGAAGCACCAGAGGAACCTCCAAGAGAAGGGAAATTTTTATCTACCAAAAAATTAAGTTGCTTTTCAAAATTTTTTATTTTTTCTTGAGAGTTGTTTTGCATCATACCTTGAATGGTCGATATCAAACTTTGAATACCTTGAGAAAGATTACCCGGACCAGAAGAAACATCCGTAGCTCCCATACCAAAAAAATCAGGTATTTTTGAAAAAGCAGACTTAAATATATTAGTATTATCCATAATTAAAAAGTACCAGCAAACTTCTTTCCATAAACAAGACCACCTTTTGAAAAACCTCTAACTTTTCTCTCTTCACTTTCAGAATCAAATCCAGATAAGTTTTCTCTCGGATTTTTCTTATCATGACCTAAAAGTTTTTTCGCCCCACCTCTTACAATTAACTCTCTAGTAATCTTTTCTTTGTCACTTTTTCCTTCTTTAGATGCTTCAAAAGTTGGAGGGTTCATCCTTGCTTTATTTTGAGCCGTAGTTTGTGGATCCCTTTTCTTTTTCTTTGTTGTAGTTATCCCCAATCGCTCGTCTTTAGCAGAAGGTTTTTGTTTTACTATCTTAGGACCAAGGTTAAATAATGCGCCCTCTTTCCCAAAATTTTCTTTAACATACTCTATTGCTTTGTTAAAAGAATCAGGATCTTTCATATCATCTTCTGTTGCCTCTCTAACTTCTTTTAATACAAAGTTTAAAGTTTTACCGCTTTTTTTCTTGTTAAGAAGATCAGCTATTCTTTTTATTTCAGATCTTGTTTTACTGTCTATACTTGCCATTAGTAATACTCCCTTTTTCTTGGATACCAGTTTTCATCTCTCTCGTCTTCGCCTTCTAAATTGACAAAGCCACCTTGTCTGAATCTTATCAAAGCCATGGTCATACTGTCAACATAATCATCATAATCCCCATTTGGGAAAGCAGCGCATTCCTCTATCACTTCATCCGCAAAACTCTTTTCTGGCGACCAAACCATGTTTGCTTCAAACAAAGGCGCTACTGTGTGCATTCTTGTTACCTTATCACGTCCTTTGCCCGGTGTATAGTTCATAACTGGAATTCCTGCTCTTCGTAGTTCGTCCGTCAATGGCGTACCTGATGCTTTAGCTTCAATAATCACCATATCTGGCTCCCAATATTCATATTCCTCTGAAGCTACAGATTTTAATTCTGGAAAGTTCCATCGTCCTCTTCGAGCATCCATAAGAATAATATGATCTGGACCACCTTCTTCTGGATTAAATACACCCCACGTTGTAATCGCACTATAGTCAGCTGTTTCTTTTTTGGAAAAAGCTGTGTCATAACTCTGCATAATATACTTAACTGGTGGTATTTTTTCCTTTTCCCATCTTTGCCACCATTCTTTTTTAACAATCGCTCCCTCTGTAGCAGTGGGTTGTTGTTGCCATTGAGCATTCCATTTACCCACAGGTAAAGATGCTTTAACTTTTAATAAATCATCTTTGTTCCAAAATTCAGGCCATAAAGGTTTATCAGAAGGCATAATTGCAGGAAATTCAATAACCTCCCACGTATCCGACATTGTATCTGAACCTTGTGCCTTGATCAATCGACCTGTTAAATCTTTCATACCCCAACGGGTCATAACAACAATAATCGAACCACCGGGTTGAAGACGTTGCCTCGGACCAGAGGTATACCACTCAAAAGCATTATCAAAAGCAGATTCCGACAAAGCATCTTGTTCGGAGTGCGGATCATCAATAATAAACAAATCCGCACCACGACCTGTGACAGCAGCACCCACCCCCGCGGCGAAATATTCGCCCCCTTTACTTGTTTCCCAGCGGCCCGCTGCCTTACTATCTGCTTTTAAATCAACTTTCGGAAAAACATCTTTATATTTAGGTTCATTTATTAAATCTCTAACTTTTCTACCAAATCGTACCGCAAGTTCTGTGTTATGCGTAGCTTGAATAATTTTTAATTTTGGGTTCCTTCCTAAAAACCAAGCGGGCATCAAATAACTAGCAAACTCTGACTTGCTATGTCTCGGAGGCATATTCACAATTAATCGCTTCAGTTTTCCTTGAGCTATTAGTTCTAGCTTTTCAGCAATAACTCTGTGATGCCTACCCTCTATAAAATTCTCATAAACATGATGCACAAAAGGCATAAACTTTTCTTGTGCTTTTTCTCGAACTATAAGTCTTGTTTCTGCTTCTTTTAATGAGAGTATCTCTCTCAATACATCTTCAGGTATAGTTTCTAGGTTCATGGACATTGTATCTTAGAATAAACTACCTATTCCCTTACCACTAATTGCATTGCCCAAGATCCTTGCAAAAAAACCTTGCTTTTCTTTTTTCTTTCTTTCTAGAACATTGGCTAAATTTTGAAGAGAATCTTCAGACATATCCGATCCCTGCATCAACATTTCCGCAGGAGTTCTTTCGTTTGTTGCAGAGTATGCTCCATAAATTAATGGAGTTTCCACTGATTTAGATTTTGGAGTAAAATTTGTATTTGAAACAGAAGGAACATAATCTGGTCTATCTACTCCATCTTCAGGTGTAGACATAAAAGTATGTTTACCTACTTTCGTAAATAATTTTTCAGCGTTTTTATATTCATTTTGATTATAATATTCAGGAATATCTACTTGATCTGGTGCATAATAATGAGTAGCACCACGAGTGTTGTCAGAAAATCCACCCTTTAAAAACTCAAGAACCAACTTTTTAGTATATTCATAGTCCTTGTCTCCCGGACCTTTCTTAACTAATTTATTTCCACCTTTACCGGGATTCCAAGCAGAAAAAGCATAAGGGTATCTCACAATATCTGTAATTGATTTTTTGCCACTTCTATTAAATCTTTTACTTTTAAGACGATTTAATACCACATTCATCACGGCAATTTTACCGCTATCCGACTCGCCTAAAGCTTCTCCTAAAACCGTTCTTGTTAACTGATCTACGTCTTTCGGAGTAAAACTAAAACTCATGGAACTATACCCCGGTGTTGCCAGAAGTATCAGTAGTATCAGTAGTGCCAGTAGTGCCAGTGCCTTGAGCATTTTGTAAAAGTTTCATAAGAGCATTTGCATCAGCTTGACTAGGAGTTCCTAATCCTAATAGTTGCCCTGTTGTCAATCCGGGTAAAGGTTCATATAAAGAGGATGAATAGTAAATAGGTTGAGAAGCCGTAATAGAGCCTGACCCATCACCCGATAATAAAGAAGCAAGTCCTGTCGGGCCTGCATAAGTATTAACTCCACCACTAAGCGGATTAAACGTAGAAACAGAAGGAGGGGAAACTGCCATCTGTCCACCGGGTGTATTTACATAGGTATAAGGCGTTCCGGGAATAATTTGATTCACTAAATTATTACCAGGAGTCATTCCTGTTGAAGTAATATTTTGGGGTACAATCGCATTGTACCCTGTTGGCATAATAGTGGTTATAGTGCTAGTGCCTCCTGTGCCACCTGCTCCTGTACCACCCGTTCCTGTGCCTCCTGTGCCTGTACCACCCGTTCCACCTGTATCTGTACCACCTGTACCTTCTGCTTGATAAGAAAAAGGATCATATTCTCCTTTATATATTTGCAAAGCTTCAG